TTGCTCAACAGTTACTATTGGGTGATCTAGTGTTCCAAAACTTTCTCCCACACGTATTTTAAATTTTTCAGGTTGTAGCAAATTAATTTGTGCTTTTGAAGGAGTTTTCTTTTCTCCTGTATTTGTTTTGTAGTTTTGTCTTAAATCATCATCCGTTAAAGCTTTCTCCTCATACACGTTGCCTGATGATTGTGCTTTGTTTTGAACAGGTCCTCGTTTTATTTCTCCTGTTTCTTTATCTTGAACACGACTTAACTCTGTACTCTTTTTATATGATAAGCGTGGACTAATAAATAAGTTTTGAAAAGTTTTACCACTAACATCTTTAGGAGGACCACCTCCAAACTGCACATAGTTTCCAAAATCTAAGTCTAACTCTATTCCTGATTTTTCTAAACCTTTTGTAAAACCTTCTTTATAAGATCTTGATTCAGGAGTAAAAAACTTTGCAGGTGCTGGCATAATGTCTCTAGCACCCTCTAGTTCAGGATCTGCTTTGGCTTTATCCATAGCTCTTTTAAGGCTAGGCTTTAAGGGTTCTTCTATCTCTTCCTTTAATCTAAATATATTTTTCTTAGGATCGTCTGGAACAATCTTTTTCTCTGCACCTCTACCAGTAGGCTTCACTGCTGTAACAGTTTGTTCTACAGGCACATCTATATCTAAAAGTTGATCTGTTAAATTTTTGCCTACTCTTAGAGGTGTTGTTAGAAGACTGCTTGCCATTTATTTTCCTGTGTTGTTTACAGAGTCCCTGAGTTGTCGTAGTCTCTTGAGCATCATAATAGCACCCTGCGATCTGTGAAGCATAACAAGATCACTTGTCTGCTCCATGATAGCGTGGTTTTGTGCTATAAGATAATTAACGTAATCACTGAAGCTGTCCCATTGGTCCTTGTTGTTCACCAAGGGCTTGAGCTTGCTGAGTAGCTTGTCCTGTAGGCTGTTGGCTTGGCTGTTGAGGTTGTTGTTCATTTCCTGTAAATCCTTGTTCCTGTGGCAACGGTACTTGCCCTGTTCCTATAGTCGCACCACCTGCTCCAGTTGGATCTTGGGGATTTGCCCCTGCAGGTGCTGTCGGCTGTTGTGGCTGTTGCTGTTGGAATTTTTTCATGATCTCTGCTTGCAGTGCGGCTTCGTCCATGTTGTTCGTCACTTTCTCTGGGTCTAAGTCAAGCGACTTGGCAATCTCTCTTATCACGTATTGAAACTTTGCAAAAGGTGCGAGTGACTGATTGCTTGCTACTTGTAGAAACTGCATAAGTCTCTGGCTACGCACTTCGTTTGCCATCAGGCTTTCTGTTCCACGAGCTTTAACTTCTAAGTCTCCCTTCAACATTTTGTTGTCAAAGTTAAACTGCATGTTAAATCTAAACAGACCTTCACCTAATGGTCTAAGTAAATAATCGTCCACATTCTTTATAACATTCTTGATGCCACCACTTGCTGCGTTCATCAGCATAGATATACCTGACGCTGTACGTCCTACGCCCATGACACCAGTTTGTCCATGAGCAAAGCTTGGCAATCCTGTGCTTTCGTCTGCAAGCACTCTGGCTTTGTCAAACAGTTGCATGTTCTCGTTGGCTACGTTTGGAAACTTCGTACCAAAAATAGCTTGTCCGGGTGCGCCGCCTTGTCTTCTAAATATTTTTCCGGGATATACACTTAGGTCTTGTCCGGGAACTAAGTTTGTTTCATCTATCTCTATCAATAGATTACCAGACATTACAGCGTTGTCAACAGCCATACGCATAAAACCATTCATCAATGTCTGTGTATCATCCATGTTCTCTGCAATACCAACACCAAAGAAGCTATATGGGTTAAGTTCGTAAGGGGCAGCCATGTATGGTATCTTTGCAGGTTTGAATGGATTTAGTACCATTCGTAGAACTTTACTGTTGCATATCCAGATGTTTGCCTGTATCTCATCGTGATCTGCTATATCGTCAGGTATTTCTACTCCATGTTCTTTCAACATCTCTGTATCTACCATGCCCCAATACTCTAGCACTTCGTATCGTGCAATAGCATGTTCAGGAGAGTAGTCTGATAGATCGTCTTCCCAATATTCTTTGTTGTAGTTTTCGCCTAGCGCAATAGCTTCGTCAATGATCTGCCCTCTAAAGTGAGGTCTTTTCTTCAATGCACGTAGCTGTGATCGTGACATCTTGTGTCTTTCTATCACATACTGTGCTTCATCCATGTTGTTTGCGTCTGGATCAGGAAAGAAGTTCCACACTGATACATGTGAAACTTGTGGCACTGTTTTAAATATCGGTGCATATTCACCCTCTTCATCCCAGTTAGGGTACTCTTTGTCGATTGCAAAAGGTCCTTTCATTACACCTGTACCAAACAAAGCCATTTCAAATGCTGTGCTTCGTAGATGTTTATTTGCGTTGGACTCTTCTAGCTGATCGTGTATCTGCTTCTGCATATTCTTTGCAGCAACCATTGCAGGACTAAATGTTATAGCTGTTGGTGTCTTGCCCACACCTTCTCGTAGGTTATCTACATCTTCAAACTTACCTTCTAAAGGTCCTAGCTTTTCCATTAAGCTTTCTTTAGTAGCTCCTGCAGGTAGGTCTTTACCGTCCCCTGCAAAGCCATAAGGATTTTCTAACTCGTCTAATCTTTCTCGTATCTCTTCTGGCTCTTTTGGATCAAAGCTTACATCAGATACTACACCCTCTGGTAGTTCCGTGGGATCTACTGTAAGAGGAAACTTATTATTAGCAAACAGCACATCAACTATCTGTCCATATGCTGCAAGTGTTTTAGTTTTTGTTACCTTAATAAATACTCTTGACTTCTCTGCTTCTGTAAACTGTACATCAGAACCGTATAAACCTCTGTAGTTTCTGTAAGCTCTTAACCATCTTTGTTCGTCTTGCTCTCTGTAGTCATCAGCTTTTTTGTAGCGATCCATTATGAAGGGTATAATGTTTGAGCTATTGTAATCGTCTTCACTTCCTACCTCTGTGTCTTCTACAGCTATCGTAGAATCGTCCATGAAAACTTCTTCGTTTATATTATCTTCTGCCATATTAATATCCAAATGTTGCGTCTGCTACAGGCATGCTGTTCGTGTGTCTGTTTGCAGGGTCATAGTCAAATATACTGAACCTTGGTCTTGACATTATACCATATCTTAGAGCATCATACAAGTGATCTTCTGAGTTTGTGTCTATATCTTCAGGATTTTTTTTATCAAGTGGTATCGCAGGTAGTTGCGAAATAGTGTTAGTACATGTGCTGAAAAAAACCAAGCGTGGCTCTTCTGTAAATTCATCAACTTGTAAACGTCTATGTATTTCATTTTTACCTGATACCCTGCTTCCTCGACTTCTATCAGAAGGTCTGAACCTACAGCCTTTCATAATCATTTGTTCTGCTAGGCTTGGTCCTGTGTCACCTCGTTTGTGCCAGAGAGAACTGTCCAGCACTCCATACTTTATATTGCCATCTTCAGCTTCTGCATCTAGTATCATGTCTGCTAAATCTGTAGCTAACACCTTTGATACGTACAACTCTCTGTACACTACGAGTTGTTCAGATGGGCTAACAGCAAACCATACAACGGCAGAATGACTTCCATACCCATAGTCGCATGCCCTAAACTTAACCCAGTTGCTAGGTATACGG